AGTCTGGATGCTTTTATACCTATATTTTGAGCAAAATCAGCTTTATTTTTTGCTTTTCCTGAATCAATGCAATGTTTTAACACGAAATAAAACCGTTCATTTATAGTAGATTCCATTTATTTTAATATAAAAGTTACGTTTTTCTGAAATTTATCGATACAACTTACGTATTTCTGAATTATATTTGCAACGTATTTCAGTCATGATTTACATTGAAATGCAAAACTACTAAAAAAACAGATACATGGAACTTGAAAAAAAAATTATTGTGGATTTCAAAGTGAAAACAGCATTGCTGGAACTTGGGTCCTATCCCACCATCCGGAAAGCTCTTGCTGGACATGCAGAAACTCCACAACAGGTAAAAATCAGAGAAGCCGCCCTGGCATCAGGCGGAATGTTTAAAAACTAAACTAAAAAAGCATGATAACACTGACATTACAAGAGAAAGTAAAAATGATATGCTTTGCAGCAATCGTAATTGTATTGGCTTTTATTTGGATTCAAACCGGCCATCGATTTTAAACTCAAAAAATCAATAGATATGAATGAAGAAACTTTTAATTGGACCACTACTCACACAGTAGATAGAATGATCCACAATTTTGGAAACGGTTTTCAAATTGTGGTTGACCTGAAAACTAAAATTGCATATAAACTGAATCTGGACGAAGTGAAAGACAGTTTTTCAATAGTTGAAATGAAACTTACAACGTACGAACAGATTTTAGCCAATTTTGCTAAGCTAGTACAATCCTAAATGGTTTAACCGGGGTTCGATTCCCCGGATGGAACAAAAGATTTTAAAATTATGGTTGAATATTATAATAACATGTTGGCAATTCAGTCAAGAAGCCTTATTGATAATGGCATAATGAGTGAAGATACATATAGAAAGCTAACAGTAAGGAAACAAATCAATGTGATTAGGCGGGGATGCTATGGTACTCCAGCATTGATTGACTATAAAACCATGCCTGAGCGCTTTCGGAAGAAAATAGAAATGGAATTTGGTGATATCACCAAAAAGACCATAACGAATGTACTTCAACAATTGATTATTCAGGATTCGGCAGCGATGGAGTTTTATAGCTCATATGAAGTTGAGCCGGACAGATACCTGCCGGCATCGGAGGACAACAATGTAGTAAAAGAATACTATACCAATGCAATCGTACTGAATGCTATTCATAGTTTGATTTCTGACCGTGTAACAATGCGCAGGGCTTTGGGTGGAACTACAACAGGTATTTGGAATGATATAGCCAAGCGAGTGATGGACCTAGACCGAAAAGAATACCCTCATACATTGCCTAGCAATGACAGAAGACTACATGAAAAATACAAACAGTACCTGAAAGAGGGATATGGATGTTTGATTCACCGTAATTTCTGCAATAAGAATTCTGCCAAGGTAAATGATGATCAAAAACAATCGATTCTAAATGAATTACTAGCTGATCCACGCAATTTGGATAATGAACAGGTAGCAGGATTGTACAATATGATTGCATCCACCTTGCAGTGGGATAAAATTACCGGTGCTGCTGTGGCTAAGTGGAGAAAGAAATATGCAACACAAATATTCGCAGGAAGACGCGGAGCTGTTGAATTCAGAAACAAAAAAACAATGCAGGTGAAACGATCTGCCCCGACATGTCCACTTTATTACTGGACATTGGATGGTTGGGATGTGGAACTATTGTTTCAGCAGTTTGAAAATGGTAAAACAACCTATCATCACCGGCCAACGGTGGTTGTAGTGCTTGACCCAAGTGTAAAATATATTATTGGTTATGCAATAGGTACCCATGAAACTCCGGAGTTGATTACAATGGCTCTACGGAATGCGGAATGCCACACAGCGCAACTATTTGGAAAGATGTACCGGACACACCAGATACAAAGTGACCGATACTCCATAAAGAAAATGACTCCATTTTACGAGGCAGTATCAGAACTGAGCACTCCCGCCCGCGCCAAGAACGCAAAAGCAAAGGTTATTGAACCCTATTTTAAAAGCATTAATCACGATTATTGCCAATACGAAAAGAACTGGAGCGGTTACGGTATCACCTCTGCCAAAGACAAGCAGGCAAATACGGAATATCTGAACAAATACAAGAATGAATTTCCCGATTATGCAGGCGCATGTGCCCAGGTTGTTCAGATCATTGAAAAAGCAAGGGAAAAAAAGATAGATGAATATATGAAGTTGTGGGAAGCTACGGCGGAAGATAATAAACTGGAAATGTCCATAGAAAACTACCTGTACACATTCGGAGAAACAAAAGGAAAGCCCAACCAACGTGAAAGTGATGGGTTACACAAAACAATCAACGGTATAAAACACACGTGGGAGTGTTGGAATCCAAATTTCAGAAATTACGATCACCTGAAGTTTGACATATACTTTGACCCTACAAATATGGATAAGGTATTAGCGGTTAGCGAAGATAAAACACACCGGTTCCTGCTTGAAAAAGTATATGTGCAGCCAATGGCATTGAAAGACAGAAAGCCGGGTGATAGTGGAGAAATACAACGGGTACGAGAGTTCAACGCCAACCTTGAAAAGCAAGTATCTGATTTCAGAGCACAAAATATACAGAACATGGCTGATATCATGCCTGTATTGCTCCAAAACGATACGCTTCAGAAATTCTGTATAACAGACTCTAAAGGACAGCATAAAAACAATAGGAATGAAGGACGATCGAATACAAAAAAACTGAAAGCTGCCGCTGTAGACGTTCAGGATGAAGAGCAAGATATTTACAACATATACTAAAAAAAACGATACACATGGAAACTATTCAGAAAAAACAAATCACAGAGACGCTTAGTGCATACATAGACCGATACGGAAGCCAGAACAAAGCGGCTAATTCATTGAAAAACGTAAGCTCGGCTACCTTAAGCCAGATGATGAATGGAAATTGGGAGCTAATTAATGATGATATGTGGCGCAATGTGGCCGCTCAAATAGGTCATCAGTTTGAAAAGTGGATTTATGCCGAAATAAGCACCACCCGTCAGTTGAAAATGATTTTGACTGACTCCAAAGAAAATCACCTGGTCAGTTCGGTGCTTGGTGATGCCGGAACGGGTAAAACTGAGTTTTTGAAACTTATTTCGAAAGAAAAAAACTCCTACCTGCTGAAATGTTCCGAATACTGGAATAAAAAGCAATTTGCCATTGAATTATTGCAGTCGCTAGGCAAAGAACCCGACGGGATGAACATAAACCGAATGATGCAGGAGATCATTGCAACGCTAAAGCGTCAGGTAGACCCGATAATCTACATTGATGAAGTTGATAAGCTATCGGACGAACTGCTTTATTTCTTTATCACCTTGTACAACGAACTGGAAGACTATTGCTCCATCATATTGACTTCAACATCTTATTTCAAAAAGCGTATTGAAAACGGAGTGGCAAAGAATAAAAAGGGATTCAGGGAAATTTGGAGCCGGTTAGGCAGAAAGTTTATTGAACTAACCGGAATAACAGCCAACGACATTACGGCCATTTGTGTGGCTAATGGAATTTCAGAGAATAAAATAATCAGCGAAATAATTGAAGACAGCGAAGGTGATCTGCGACGGGTAAAGAAGAAAGCCCAATCGTATAAGCGGTCGAAAAGAAACAAAGAAAAGGGAATCAATTAAAAGGTGATTAAATGGCAATTAAGAGAGCATTAACGGTACAGAATATTTTCGATAAAAAATACGATCTTTTTGATTTTGAGGATGAGTGGTTTGATGCTTTCGATAGACCTGAAAAAACAGGAGTTTGGTTTATCTGGGGAAATTCAGGAAACGGAAAGACAAGTTTTGTGCTCCAGCTGATTAAATGCCTTGCTGACTTTATAGATCAAATACTTTTAGTTAGCCGGGAGGAAGGCACAAGCCACACACTGCGGAAATCATTCGAAAACTTTGGAATGAATGACGTGAAACGAAAGTTGCTGATAGTAAATGAAAACATGGCTGATCTTACAGCTAGACTGAAACAAAAAAAGAGTCCTAGAATAGTGATTATAGACTCCTTTCAGTACACGCAGATGAGTTACCGTGATTATATCAATTTCAAATCTCAATTTCCAAACAAACTGATCATATTTATCAGCCATGCAGATGGAAAATCGCCCGCCGGACGTAGCGCTAAATCGGTAATGTATGATGCCTGTTTGAAAATACTTGTTGAGGGGTATGTAGCTTATTCGAAAGGCAGATATATTGGTAAAACAGGGCATTATGTAATTTGGAGAGAACGAGCAGAGAAATACGGAATAAAAAATAATAACGAATAAAAAAATCGACACACATGGCAACAAAAACTTTTATGGAAAAACAAAAAACGGCACTTGTAAAAAAATTGCATGTGCTACTTGGAAAGGCCGGAATTGATAACGACGGAAAACTGGCTATACTGGCGCAATATGGAGTGGTTACGTCGCTTGATCTAACGATCGATCAATTGATACAGGTATGTGATGCACTTGATAAGAAGGTGAACCCCGTACTTGACGAACTTGACAAAATGCGGAAACGGCTTATTGCCTCCATTTTTGCATGGCGCAAAGCAATGGGATGTACAAGCTCAATGAATGAAGTGAAAGGTATAGCCTGTAATGCTTGTTCTGTATCGGATTTTAATCAGATTCCAAAAGAAAGGTTGCAAAGCTTGTATTATGCCTTTAATAACAAAACAAAGGACCTGAATAAGGTGACAGCAATGACACAGGATCAGGTTGACTATTTGGCAACTTTAAATTAGATGATATGAAAAAATTAGGTTCAGAATTCGAAACGCCAGAATTACTTCGGATTCGCCTTTCGGCAAAAAAATGCATTCGTAGAAAAAGAGCTAAAAAGCTAGGCATTTCGCTTGAAGAATATGAAGAGCGCCTAAAAACGAAGAATACGCGTAGACCAATAACCCCTGAAGAGCGGTTAAAACTTCAGAATGCAATACGCCTGAAATGGTATCATAGAAAGCGTGCAAAAGAGCTTGGAATGTCGCTTGAAGAATATGAGAGTGACGGAATTTATAAACGAGTGGAAACAATGGTAATAATGGAAGAGGAAGAACTTAGAAAGGTGAATTCTAATAAGCGGTTGCAGGAAATAAATGCTAAGATACAACGGGTAGTTGAATGGTTTGAAGAAAATTCAATAACTCATCCGGATTATGAGGCAAAATGTAGCGAGTTACATTGTTTAGAAGTGAAATTTTACACGCGTAATGAGAGTGTAAATACAAGTTTATCCGGAGGAATTGAGGAACTATCTACTTTTAAAATAAAAAGCGATGGAAGATGAAAAAATACCGTTTTGGAAGGTTCTACAAGGATTGATATTACTTTTTATATTCAATCTTTTCATATTGGACAGAGTATTAATATTAATAACAAATTTGATAAAAAAATGACACAAACAAGTAAAAATGAAACGTGGGTAGATGAGTCCGGGACTCGAATACCATACAAGCGCGTGACAAAAGCTGAGCGGCTTATGGAAGTTCATTCAGCCCGATTGGCAAAAGATGCACTGGCGGTAAATGGGCGTTTAATTGCCTTTAAAAAGGAGATTAAACAGCTATGCGAAGAGGCTGAACAGGCTTTCTTAGATGAAAATAAGTTAACCCGCGATGAGAAGTTTAAAGGTAATTATACCTGGTACAATTTCGACAGATCAATAAGAATTGAAAGGTCCGTTAATGAGGCTTTGCAATATGATGATCAGACGATCATGGCAGCAAAAGAAATTTTGCATGAGTTTCTGAGTGAAAGCCTTGATTCATCAAAGGATTTCGTGAAAGAAATGATTCTTACAGCATTTGAGAACAAAAACGGTAAGTTGGACCCTAAAAAGATAACGCCCCTTACCCGTCACGAAAAACGGGTAAATGACCCACGATTTACAGAGGCCTGTAATCTGATTAAAAAAGCTGAGCGTCGACCCGATTCGAAAGTTTATTACCGGGTATCTACCAAAAACGTTGCGGGCGCTTACGAGGCTATTGAATTGAATTTTTCTAATATATAATTATTAATCATTGGGTGAATCGGAATTCGCCCATCCTAAAAAACAAAAATTTATGCATAATTGGTTCGAGTGTAAAATAAAGTTCGAAAAAACAGGCGAAGAAGGTAAAATCGCAAAAGTGAGTGAAACTTATTTGGTAGATGCGCTATCGTTTACCGAGGCGGAATCGAGAATTATTGAAGAAATGAGGCCGTTTATCAGTGGTGAATTCACAGTAACAGCTATTCGTAGGGCAAAGATCAACGAAATGTTCTTCAATGAAAACGGAGATAAATGGTATCGCGCAAAAGTAATGTTTATCTGCTTGGATGAAGACAAGGGTGTTGAACGTAAAACAGCTGTAACTATGTTGGTACAGGCTAATGATACCAAAGAGGCTAATGCAGGCGTAGTGGAAGGAATGAAAGTTTCTATGGCTGACTACGAAATAGCTGCTATTACGGAGACTCAGATAATGGACGTATACATTTACGATGCCGTCGGTTAAGGAACTTCAAAGAAAAGCCTATCGACAAAAGGCTAATGAACTTCACGAAAAGAAAATTCACGAAGAGGAATTACAAAAGGTGATGGGCTTTTCTTGTATGCTTTTAGTTCTTGACAATTACGTGTTGAAAAAAGATGATTTTAAAATAACACTGACTGCTTACAAGAACTTATTTAGCAAAGACTTTGAGGCTGAACATATTTATGATCTAGTTGAGCCTGTTGGACAATGGATGTGTAAACTCCCAAAGGGAGTATGGGAAGAAAAACAATAAAAAAACAATTCAATGAAAACAATACAGATTTCAGAACAAAATGCAAGGAGGTTGTACAAGGATGCAACTCCGGAATTCAAGGCAGCACTTGAAGATACTTTTGGAAAAGCTTTCTTTTCCGAAAACATTATGGATCGTATAAAATCATACGAAGACGCCTGTTTAGAGCTGGGCGAAACGCCACTAGACGAATCCAATTTCAAACTACTTAGTTTTACCGATGATGAAATCACATATCGGAAAATAAAGACTATCACACGCGCATTGAATGAAGGATGGAAGCCTGACATGCTAAACGCTGATCAATATAAGTGGTATCCTTGGTTTAAAGTGTCTGCCGGCGGGTTCGTTTTCCATGCTACGTATTGCGCTTGCTCGTCTGCGTCTGCGGGTTCCGCCTCGCGCCTTTGCTTTAAGAGTGACGAATTAGCCACTTATGCAGGGAAACAATTCTTACAATTATATTCATATTTTATTAAATAATCAGCCGAAAGGCACAAACAATTTTGAACACATGGAAAAAGTAGAAGTAACACAAATGGAAAGCATCAAAACAGTAGAAGATGCTTTGAACGTAACAGGTATGCCTGCAACACCTGAATTCAACGAAGTACCTGAAGAACTTCGCGAATATTTCAAAGCCGTGTATGAAGCGGTAGTAATCACCAAAGCGTTAGTTGGAAATTGGAAGGCTGACTGGAACGACTGGGATCAACGTAAATGGTTTCCTTGGTTTGATATGCAGTCTGCCGGCGGGTTCGTTTTCTTTGCTGCGAGTTACGATTACTCGACTGCGCGTGCGGGTGACGCCTCGCGCCTTTGCTTTCCCACTGAGGAAATGGCAGAGTATGCAGGTAAAACGTTCACAGACGTTTATTCAAGAATGATCTTGAAATAATCAAAATAGGCTGTTTGTCTTTGTGAGGGTGTCTGCCGGCGGGTTCGTTTTCAATGATACGAATTACGATAACTCGAATGCGAATGCAGGTAACACCTCGCACCTATGCTAAAAATATACAAAGACAAAGGCCTTGGCACTTGCCAAAAAATAACAAACTTCAAAAGGTGCTGGTAGGGTAACCGAACGCTCCGATACGAAAAGCAAAGAAATGCAATGAAAAGATACAATAACTTGTATGATCAGGTATGCAGCGAGGAAAATATGGTTCTCGCTTACGAAAAAGCCCGAAAGGGCAAAGCGCATACATATGGTGTTCGGCTCTTTGAAAAAGAGTTGGAAAGCAACATGAGACAGTTACAGGATGAATTGATAAACGGAACTTACCGGACTTCGGAATATAGCGTATTTACCATTTATGATCCGAAAGAGAGGGAAATTTACCGATTGCCATTTCGGGACAGAGTAGTCCATCATGCTATTATGAATGTGATGGAGCCAATATGGACAAGTATTTTCATTCAGCATACATACAGCTGTATTAAAGGACGTGGAATACATGCCGTTTTAAAAGCGATTAAACGGGATTTAAAAGACCTTGAAAATACACAGTTTTGTCTGAAAATGGATGTAAGAAAGTTTTATCCGTCAATTGATCATGATGTACTGAAAGGAATTATCAGGCGAAAGGTAAAAGATAACCGGTTGCTTGAATTGCTTGATCTGATTATTGACAGTGCGCCAGGCGTTCCAATAGGTAATTATTTATCGCAGTTTTTTGCGAACCTGTATCTGAGTTATTTTGATCATTGGTTGAAAGAATCTAAGCAAGTAAAATATTACTACCGATATGCCGATGACATGGTGATACTGGCACCCGATAAGCCTTATTTACACGGTTTACTGGTTGATATAAACGATTATCTTACAGACAAGCTAAACCTACAACTAAAGGGCAATTATCAGGTATTCCCTGTCGATTCTCGCGGTATTGACTTCGTGGGTTACAAATTCTATCATACGCATATATTGATGCGAAAATCGATTAAAAAACGGCTTTGCAGAAAGGCTGCAAAGTTGAATAAAAAGGATATTGATGCAAAAAGTTACCGGATGCAAATAGCTCCCTGGTTAGGGTGGGCGAAACACTGCGACTCGAAGCATCTACTTAAAAAAGTACTAAATGAAAAAGTTCTCTGATTTGGGCGTAAAGCCGCCTGAAGATAAAAATATATTCAATGTTCCGGTAATTTCTATACAAGACGTAATAAACGTCGAAATACAAGTGCTGGACTTTGAAGCAAACGTAAAGACAGCACATGGAGATGGACGCTATATTTTGAAAGTGAAGCATGAAGACAGGGAGTGCAAGTTTTTTACGAATGCTACTCCCATAAAACAGGCACTTGAACAGATTAATAAAAATGATCTTCCATTTACAACAATCATTAAACAACAACGATTCGGCAGCGGATCGGGTAAAACATTTTATTTTACATGATATTATGGCAAAAATTGATATATCGCAAGATCAGAATACAGTCAGAATAGATGAGAATGAATATCATGAATTCTACAGTTATTCTCAGCTTCCAACAAATCACATGAGTGATCCATGCAACAAATGTAGTTTGAAGAGGTATTGTGTTGAATTGGGTGCCGATTTACCCTGTGATGATGAATCGAGAGATGATGGACTTTGTGGAGTCTTTAAAAAAACATATAAGGGGAAATAAAATGAAAAATAAAATTAAAATTAAAACATTCGTGATAATGGTTAGCCGGACATTTCCGGCATATCACCCACAAAAAGGTAAATATACCGATTTTATAGAACTTATTCAATTGGGTTTGGATAGAGACATTAAATTCAATAATAGAAAAATACATACTTTCCGAGGTAATTTTCCTCTTTGGAAAAAACGAATTGACGAAGTGTTGGCCGGTAATGCGGTAATAGTGCTTAAGTATCACACACTCGGCCGATACGTGAAAGGAAATAAGCAGGTGGAGTTTGCACGATTGGATAAAGATAGCGGCGTAGGAGTTCAGGAAGCTATTTATCAATCAGAATTTGAACAGCCTTATGACGGTATGGCCATTAAGTGTGAGGGGGGAATATTTCGCGATTTTCCGTTTTACATGACTGCTGAAAATGACGGGTTGTCACAAAGGGATTTTAGAGATTGGTTTGAAAAAGGAAAATACAATCTTACTGAACCAATGGCGTGTATCCATTTTACAAGTTTTAGATATGGCAGAACAACACTACCAACCCCGAAGTAAGGGAACATGGGGACGTGAAGAGGCTAAAACGGCTGAGGAACTTAACCGGTTATGCAATGATTTCTTTGAAAAACTGGTAGTTCCTAAGGAATGGAAATTTATGGGGTGGAATAATGCAATAGAAAACCCCTCAGGAGTTCTGCTTTCAGTTGGTAAGTTGTTTCGGGATATGCGGACAAGTGGCCTGAATTTGATGCATTACAGAGTGTTTTTCAATAGTTTTTCCTGCATGGGCGGTATTGTTTCAAAAACGGTTATTGACTTCGGAAAATACAAGTATCATTGCGAGGTGAGCAATAAAACAGTTGATAAGCTGAATGAATTTGTAAATGATAGGTATGGGGAGATAAATAAGGTTGAGTTGGAACTCAACCCTCCCGATAAGGGCGATTTGGAAATCACCCCTCCCGGTGATGATGGATTGCAAAAATTTAGAGATAGGTTTAAATGAAGAAAACATGCGAAACACAGTTGGTATTAAAGTTTGGGGTAATCCCTCCGCTTTGCTCGTCCCCTTTAAAGGGGACAACTGAACGCATGCGGGATTCGGAGGGACGGTTTACATCGGGGGACTGTGAGGACGTGGGTGACGATGTAGAGAGAATTAAGAGAGAAAATGAGATGCTAACACGGAAATATTTAGCGGTGTCTAAATTGCTGGCATCGGCTGAACGAGAAATTTTAAAATTAAAAGAGAAAATATGATTATTGCAATTGACTTTGATGGGACGATCGTAAAGGATGAATTTCCCGAAATAGGGGAAATGATACCGGGGGCAAAAGATACTATTAATAAGCTTAAGTATGAAGGATACACCATAATTATATGGACATGCAGAACTGGTGTAGAACTGGCAAAGGCTGTATTGTGGCTTGCAGAAAACGAGATCAAATATGACTACATAAATGAAAGTTGCAAAATCAATGTAGCCAAATATGGCGGGGTAGACACCCGAAAGGTTTATGCTTCGCTCTATATTGATGATCGCGGGTTAATGAGACCTTTACCTACATGGGAGGAATTGTACTGGCATGTACATGATGTGGTTCCGACGTATGCGGACAAGGTGGGAAGAGACGGATTTTTGTGAGTATAAAAATTGTATTTAAAAACTGATTAAAACGCTGACAGAATCGGAATTCTGTCCTCCCAGTATGGCTAAAAAACATCCGAAACATATAAGCCGACGTATTTCGGCTGAAAAAATAAAAGCTATTATTAAAAAAGAATATGAGCCCGGAAGACAAGATAAGTGCAAGCTTTGGGTGTATAGAAACTATGTTTTTCCAGCAACAGGTATTAGTGAAAGGACATTTTGGCGTTATCAGAAGGCTGTAGATGACGAAATGAAGCCGGATGATGATCCTAATCAATTGAAATTATTTGAATAACATATAATATTATGATAACAATATTTGACTTGAATGCTGCTGTATTACAGACTAGAAGAAATCCGAATATTTCAATATGCAGCTTTATTATAAGTACTTTAGACAGGTCTAGTTTAGAAAAATCAGCAACTTATTATCTTCTTGGAATAGATTGTTTGAAAACCGGGCTCTTTGATGATAAACCAAATTTCAAAGGAATACCTATTTATTATTCTAAAGAATTATCTGAATATGAAATAAAGATTAATTATCAGGATATAACATATAGTATAATTGAACCTATGGGTCCTTCTACAAGATATGAATCAATGGCGGATGAAAAATAATTTAAGGAGTTTGCTTGTTTATTCAGGTAAACTCTTTAATTTTGTGGAATAATTTAAAAATCAACATCATGAAAAAAATACTGATAATAATATTATTGTTTAATTGTTTTCTTTCTTTTTCTCAAAATGATAGTATATGTAATATTTTACCGTCAAAGGATGGAAAAGTATGTTATGAATCAGTTGTTCAAATTGATAAATCTAGTGGAGCACAAATTTACAGTAATTCAAAAATATGGATTGGAAATACTTTTAAAAATGCTAAAGCTGTTATTCAATCGGATGTTGAAAATTCATCTTTAGTTATTAAAGGAAATATCAAAGAGGATCAATATTCAATTTACACTTTTACATTAACTTTACAATTTAAAGATGGAAGGTATAAATATACTTTTACTGATATTCATTCTATTTTCACG